TAGCTACAGTTTGAATCTGAAACTCTTTTTGAGAAACAGTACCTGTAGTTGCATTTTTAACAACTTGTTGAAATCCGTTTTCGGACCGGACTGGTCCTGAGAAAGTAGTATTAGCCATTTAAATCTCCTTGTCGTGGCTAGAGTCAGTCTCACATTAAGACTGTCAAGAATTAAATTAGTATACAACAAAAAGGGGCGGCATGGAAGCCGCCCCTTTTAATATGATTGTGTTTACACCTATGCGCCCGGTGAACCGAACACAGCGCGTGGATCGCTAAAGCCGAAGCTGTAACGCTCACGAGCCTTGAAGCGCATGTTGCCAGTATCGAAATCTGGATCCATGTTAGTCGCCAAAGGCATACGCTCGAAGTGCTTAAAGCCGTTCGGTGCGTCAGTCTTGATGAAGAACGCATCAGTGTCTGTCAGGTAGTCGTTGACCACATAACCTTCTGGAAGCATTCCAGATGACTTGATAGCGTTTACATCGTTGTCCGCAGTACCAACGCGAAGGTTAGATACAAGCAGACGCTCTGCAACAAATTGCAGTTGACGTGGAACAATCAGCTTCATTCCTTTAAGAGCAATAATTAAACCACGCTCGTCAACAAAACCAGCGATGCTGATCAATGCGTCTTCGAGTGAAGTTTCGTTAAGGTCAGCGGCAGTGCCCGGCTCGTTGGCAAATGTGCCACCGTTTGTGAGCGGATGGTTAGTAGCCATAAGAGCTACACCATCACCACCAGCAAATGCGCCAGCGGCAAAGCCGTTGTTAAGGACAGAAGCGGCTTTAACCTGCTTAGTGTGTGCCATAGAACGTGCAAGAGCACGAGTATAGCGAGCACCAAGACGGTCATAGAGGTTGTCCTCTACTGCTTCTTCTGTGATCGAAAAGCCCATAGCAACGGTCTCGTGGTTATACCGAGCGGTATAAGCCTCGTTCGCGTCGTCATAAGAGATTCCTGAACCTTCCTGCTTAACAGGAGCGGCACCGAAACCTGACAGCATCACTTCTTCTTCAAACGCACGGTCAGATGACTCTGTGTCGAAGATTTCTGCATGCTGGCCTTCGTAGCGACCATATTCCATACCAAAGAGAGCGTTAAGACCCGGCTCTAGTTCTTTGGCGAGTTGTGCGCGAGAAATAGCCATTAGTTAGCCTCCCTAAGAAATTGCCGCTTCAGAATCAGCCTGAAGCAGTGCATGGTTATTGATCATCACAATCACAGGAAGTCCAGCAGCTGCGTAGTCCTCATTATCAGCATCAGTACCGATGCCCACAATCTTCAAAGGAAGAGATGCGTTTGATGAGTCCAAAGTAGCTACATCCAACTGAGCGTTGGAGATACCTGTTGTTGTGCTACCGCCAGCACCACTATTGAACTGTGAGTTCTCAAAGATGGCTGCTTCAGCAGTTGCCTGATTTGTGAAAGTGGCGTCTGTGCAAACTAAAAAGCGCTGGAGCGGGTTGTCGTACACACGTCCGATAATATCGAAATTAGTGTCGGCACCTGAACCCGGCCAAAAGTTTGAAAAGACTTTCTTTCCTGTAGTCGAAGATACATACTCACAACCAGCGAATACACCTACAAATGCTACAGTGTCTCCGGATGCAGAACCAATGGCAATTGAGCCACCGTTTACTGCCTTTACCGCAGAACCCTGATAGATTGCTGACGCATTACTAGCGATGAGGTATGCATTTGTGCCGCCTGTAGCTGGTGTGCTACCTGCGTTATTGATCGGCTTTAAGCCGAACGCAACATTGACATTTGCCATAATGCTACCTTTCTCTCTATGTTAGATGGCTAACGATCTCGTCGGCCACCGAATGATACATCACTTTTCCTATCGTTATGGATAGGCATCGAGGGATGTTGTTCCCTCATCAGGTTTTCGTCAACGGCCTTCATTTGGTTGCGGGTCTGATCCCGATAATATTCAGTTCTTTCCTCTACCGTTTCTTCGGGGATGCGACATAGCATTAGTCCGCCTACGCCAATCACCCCTGCATTCTTACCCTCTTCCAACACTGGATAGCGGTTCACTTCGTCCGGATACTCATCCGCTCGAACTGGTTCCCATCCCTCACGCAGCTTGGAATGTACATTCGTCTTATCTTCCTCTCCACGAATGGAAGTTCTGATCCAACGATGCTTATAACCTGCTGGTGCCTCTGGTGCCGCCAAGTTAGAAGGTGGTGCCCAAGGCTTACGCCGTTGGGTAGTTGCGCGTGTCTCTGCTTCGCGTTTAGTTCTTTCAGCCATAATTTTAATCCTTTACGTGTTTTGCATATTCTTCGAGCGGAACATTCAACCGTTTCGCAATAGCAATCTGCGAAGGAGTCAATTTGACTGTTCTGCGCCCCTTTGGTGACGACGACTTTGAAGCCGTGGACTCAGCAGAAGCGACTCTGGGTCCTGAATCGCGCTTTGCTTCCTGAAATTTGTGCGGAAACTCAGTGCGAATTCTTTTGTCAAGCTCAGTATAATACTCATCTGACGTCGGGTCAAACCCTTCGTCCTCAATAAGCTGACGATGTACGCCAAAAGCGGCATACGTCATCGTCTGATCTTGGCCAAACCATTCATTCTTAGACGCCCAGTCCTCGGCTTTGACATCCGGCTTTGCCGGAGCTTGCTGTTGGACAGGCTGTTGTGGAGCTTGCTGTTCTTCCTGTGGGGCGGCAACACGCTCTTCATTACGACGTTTTGCTTCTGCGTATCTTGCCTGCTCTAGTGCAAGCTGGCTAATCTTTTGCTGTGCATCAAACATAGCATCAGAATCACCGTCTTCATACGCTTTCCTGTACGCTTCTTTAGCGGCAACAACATCAGACTCTACTCGATTACCAAACTCACCCACATAGGATTCGTCCAGCTTATTCAAGCGAGACTTTAATTCATCGTTCTGCTTTTTTACAGATTCCGCATATTCAACCGCCGCTTGACGCTGGCGCTCTTCTTCACGGAAACGATTTGTAAGCTTACTGATACGACGCTTAACAGAGTCTGAGTATTCCTCAAGCTCCTCGGCTGGTTTATCAGTAGCTTCTTCCTTTTCAGGTTCTTCCGCCGCCTGTTCAACAGGGACTTCTTGAACTTCCTCGGTCTCTACGACCTCGATCTCTTCTTGTTCAGCTAGATTTTGCATACTACGCTCCGTATGTCTTTATGTCGTCTGGATCGACAATGGTTGCAATGACCTCATCGTCATTGATGATGCGAACCTCACCGCCTTCTATATTAAAGCGAGACCCGGAATACCGACCAATACAAATCCAATCACCTTCTTTACACCAAGGTTCGGATTCTGCACCGAATTTGTCGGGATCTTGATACGCAAGCGGACCAACCTTAACCACATAGGCTACAACAGTGCCCCGTGCCTCTCGGTCTTTTGCTTGGTCTGGTATGATAACACCGCCCTCAGAAACGTCTTTGCCTTTATACGGCATGACGAGTATGCGCCAACCTGTTGGCTGTGGGATTCTTTCTGTAAGGGGTTTTTGTTTGGCTTCTTCTTCAGCTTTTTTCTTAGCTCGCTGTTGCCGCATAATATGGTCAGGTACGAATAGGGTCTTCGTCATAATCATCCTTTTTTAGCAGGGTTTGAAGTTCATCTAACGCATAGGTAAGTCCCTGAATCTCACCTATCATAGAACGGTAAGTCTCCATATCGGAAACTCCGCCGCTTGTCACGGAGATGCTAATGTCATCCACGCGATTCTGCAAGGTTCTTTTATACCTTGTTATAAATTGTATAGCATCCATTAACTACTCACAGTCACAATGTGTTGGCTGGCAGTCGCATCTGTTAAGGACGGGGTTAATTATTCTAGCTAACAGAACCGCTAAAAGCCTCTTCAGGCGCGTAATCATTACCATTACCATTTATCTTTCTATCAGTTATTGGCCCACCAGAAACCCAAGCATTACAAACACGCATGGAAGCGCACTTAAACTTTATGAATTGACAGTAACCTATATCTCCCGCATCCACAGATGCATACGGATCTGCCCCATCATTCATGCCGATGCCTTTAGCAATGCAATCTTTTATCCTTGACGTTAGATTAAAAGCAGCACAGTTACCACAACGACTATCTTTTGCGGCCTCTATGGATGCATTGAATGTGTCCGCTATCTTCTGCCAGAAACTATCGTTCTTGCCAGTGTCATCAAGATTTGGATTTAAAGGGCCATAGCCATACTCATCAATGGCGTTCTGCCTGTTCTCAAGATTTAAATCTAGGTCTTGAGTTGCGGCGGGACATTCCCCCTGCATCTTGTCTACAGGAGTGCCATCTTGAATTTCTTTTGATAAGTCCAATCCATCAGGGATTAGTTTAATTTCTATTTTCATGTCACACTACTCTATTGAATAAATCTTGAAGAGGAATACTGTATTCTAGACCCATTGTCCTACCACCCCGATCAAAGTCTGGGTTCTTAAAAGTGGGTGTGATACTGCGCCTGTTGGGATCATACTCTTCGGAGCCTTTAGGATTCATAAAGCCCTTACTCGCTTCAAGCATCTGTGCTGGGGACATAAGTTCGTAGTCTAAAAACGCTTGGTCACCTATGACTGGATTTTCAGACAGGCGATCTCCGTAAGCTTCTCTTTCAGATCCAAACGCAGGTAAGTTTGTCATTGGATCTACACCCAAGTCTCCAACGCCAATATCAACGCTCAAGTTAGGGTCAGGAGAAAACCTTTCTCTAAGAGAACCAATACCCGATACTATCGAATCCATTGTGTTTTGCAAGAACTCGGGTGTTTCAACCTTGTACGCACCGCTAGATGTGTAACGCGGATCTTCTCCTGCAACGGAAGCAGAAGCAGGGATCATTGACCCCGTGCGTTGAGGGGAATCTGTTAACCTAAGTTCTTTACCTATGCCCAGCATGTTCCCAAGCATATTGTTTGACAGTAGCTTTTCAGCCATGTTCATATCTGCCTCGGCTTTAGGCACACTTTGTACAATACCGTACTGAGTTATGTCTCCTGAACGCATACCGGGGCGAAGCTGACCTTGCGACATAGGGTCAAGATAGCGATCTAAAGTAAGCTGCATTATACCCTGACGCTGTTGGGGACTCATAATATTAGAGTAGCTTAGATCCTTGGCATCAAGTCCAGTCACTTCAGAAAAACGGTTTTGAAAACCGTAGGGGTTATCTTCAGTAATACCCATCTCTTGCATTAAATTATTACGCTGCGTTAGACTTAGGTTGTCCTGAGAATAAGACGGGCGAGTGTTTTGATTATAGGTTGCTTGATTGTATGCGGTCTGATTGCCCACAAAACGTCCGCCGCCTAAAGACTGACCCATACTAAGTGGAGGCTCATCATTACGATTATCACCACCTACTACGCTAGCGTTTGGAAAACCATCGTCGGAGGAACCGGGAGTGGAAGGAGAAAAATTAACGCCATCCCTAGAACTGCCAAAAGCCTCATTCTCGTAACCCGTTGCCATTTACGTTGTTCCTTTGAACTTACCACCTTGAATAGCGGCACCCATACCACGGCAAGACATATACTTACCGTCCTTGGCCTTAACTTTAGGAGCCTTTTCATCGTCTTCGATCTCACGAAGACTAGGAGCTACCCTTTTGCTTTCGTTCATATCG